GGTACTATCTTGCTTCAGCAAACTGTAAGTTGCTGGAGACAAGAAACAAAAGCGCCCAGTTTCAGGCACTTTAGCTTCTGTCATGGCGTCATTCTGCGCCAAAAATTTGACGTAGACAGTGGAGGCCGTTACGGCCGCCGTTGCACCCTGGCTTTGAGCCAACGCCAAAGCGTGGGCAGCAGCTAGGGTATAAATGTCCGTGTTAGGTACAGAAACTTCACGAATCTGTCGTTTGACTGCGCTATTGGCTTCCTGCACCATCATAGAGTCTTCCAAGTTACCTCGGTCGACACTGAAGGTGAAGGACTTATCCTGGCTCAGCGTGAATGTCTGAGTACCGGTCGCGAGTTCAGCTAGCGTACCGAAACGGTTGGAACCGTTACGGACGTAGTTTACCTCGGATACCGTGCTAACGGTATAGATCGTGACTGAGTTTTTGCCATTAAATTCGAGGCGAACCCCGCCTTTATTGACAATATCAGCAGTTTTGGTGGCTAGAGCTAACCGTTCGTCAATGACGTTTAGGGTCGCGCTAGCATAGTTCTGTGCTGCCATTTTAATTTCCTTATGTATTTATCGTCAGAGTGGTTCTGCCCAAAGCGCCGTAAGCGGGTCTTTGGCCTTGGCGGGCGGGGCGGCCGAACTGTTCGTGTCAGCGTTAGCGAGCATCTGCTCGGTGCTTTGCTGACCTTTTAGTTGGCCTTTTTGCCCACTAATACCAGAAGCTCTGTCGAGGGTTTTGTAAAGTTGGTAAGGCGAAACGTTAGAACCGATGACTTGGCCAGTATTGGGGTCGAGAATCAGATTTTGACGTAGGAGTTGAGCCGCCTCATTGGATAGCTCGACGTCATAGTCCTTACTATCGGGATTGAAAGTTGGAAAATCAGTTAAGACTCGCTGTGATTCACTCTCGATGGTCAGTTGGGCGTCGGCTACCTTATCATTGTAGTCTCTGACTTCAATTGATTGCCGCAGTGCTTCCACTTTGGCATCGGTGGCACTTAAACCTTCATCCTCTAATTCTTGTTCAGTTGCGGGCTGATACACTTCAGAGTTAGCCTTAGCAACTTCCTCTTTTAGTGTGTTACGCTGGGCGACCAAATCCCGAATCTCAGTACTGAGTTGGGTTTTACGTTCATCTGCCCTGGTTGGCTGGACTACGGTTTCATCAATTTCACCCTCGGGTTTGTCTTCGGGTTTCTCTTCTGTGTCCTTAGTCGCCACGTCAGGTGGAACAATCTCCGCTTGGGGGGCTTCGCCTTCAGGTTTGACTTCGGCTATCGCCTTAGCTTCGGGTGACGCTCCCTTCGAGGTATCCTGAACCCCATCAAAATCCTCCGGTGTTATATCGGAAGTTTGTACGTCTGGCGTATCGGCCATAATATCTCCTTTATTTTATACGTCTTCCTTGACGGGTCAGAGCAGGTGCGCTCTGGGCTGGTCGTCTATGTTGGGTGGCAACAATTTTGGGGCGGCCAGCCCACAATTCACCTACAAATTTGGGGCATGTTCCTCCAATAGGCCTTCTATATATTCTTTCTCGCCTTGTAAGACCTGAGCGGCTAATAAATGACTGTTACTCATGATTAGGAATTCCGTGGGATTGGTGCGAACCTCAGCCGGAACACTGGAGTTCTTTTCATAGAACTTTATCTGGTTCTCCAGCCGCTTAATTAAAGCTTTCAGCACTGGCAATGCTTCCAGGGTGTGGGCTTTTTCTTTCTGGCGGCTTACGACCTGTTCTTTTGGTTCAGCAATAAAGAAAAACGTACTGTCATTTGGAAGCAAATCATCAGGATTCATGACTTAATAATAGCATGCCCATAAAACTACTTTTTGACTTTCGGGGCTGCCGGTTGTTTGGCAGCCGCTTTTAGCTGAGCGGCGTGTTGTTCACTAGCTTGTTGAGTTTTAGCGACTTCTAACAATAATTTAGCCTTATCCATTTCCTGAGTGTGGGCTTGTTGGTGGGCTTTTAAGAGGTGGTCGGTCGTGACCTGTCCGGCTGGGGGGTCTTCGGTAGGGGTAGAGGCCCCGCCTGGGTTCGGGTGAAGCCCGGCGAGACCTTCTATTTCGGCTTTGACATTAGGATCAGTTGTTTGTTTATAGATATCACCTAAATCAATCGGATTAGTCGCTGGTTGACCCGCCCCTTGACCAGGAGCTTCGTCAGGCGATAGGGTAGCTGTACCTCGGGCGGCCTGCTCGGCGATACCAGGTGCCAGTGGTGGTAGGGTCTCGTCCTGGTTCGGAGCCGCCCCAGCCAATTGTAATAGTTTGGCTCGGGAGGTCGGGCTCTCGACATCACGGTAATCAATAGTAATCTTAGGTTTATCGAACAGGGGTGAGAAACCATTGGGTTGCTGTTGGGCTTGCTTCTTGGCGGCCTTTTCAGCCTGAGTCATATCCGGAGCAATGAGTTCGGGGTTGTTTATGTTAGAAGATTCTACCATTGCCCGGGCAATTTCATCGGTATCAATCACGCCCCCCCACTTCTTATTCAGGATGGGGTACTTCATAACCGTGTCTAGTAAGCCCTGTTGGATTTGTAACTGTTGGATATCATCCTTCTTCTGGGAAGAACTGGCATTGACCTTAAATTGGAGAGCTGGGGTAGCAGTGTCGTAGTTTATACGAATTTTGTTATCATCGGACAGTGTTCCAACCATTTTACCAGGCGGTAAAACGTTACCATCGAGTTGTGGGCCACCTGGGAAGAAATCCTCAAGACCCCGCAAGGTTTGGGCAGTTTCATCGTCTAACTGGAGTTCTTCTATGCCAGTCCGTTCAGCGAAATATAAATTAATCGCCGTTTCGCTCCAACGCTCGAACCAGCGCTCGAATTGCTTACGAACATAATTATCATCAACCGAAAGGTTAGCCTGGCCAGCCAAAACACCCTGGGGGGTCTTAGAAAAACCTGGATTGCCGGATTGCGCCCCAATCGAAGTGTCTGGCGAGGCCAGAAGGTTTAAAAGTTGTGATTTCATCAAGCCATAGTTATTGGGGAAGTTCTCCAGGGCTTTGGTATCTATCTGTAACGGTTCAACCGTGGCATTGGGGTCACTACCGACGTCGATTATGATATTGGGGGCAAACTTAACTTTATTTTTGTTAAAATTACCCCGTTTAATCAACGGTGGATTGAGCTGGAGAGCCCGGTTGTACTGGTACATTTGCATCTCGCCGTCCATCAGGTTCTGTAACCCACCGACTAGGTCGATTATCGATCGCCCAAAAGGATTGGAGCCGTCTATGTCGCCATAAGCGAAGGAAATAGGTAGCTCGCCCCGGGGGTCTTTATTGACTTTCGTCCTGACTATCGTGTCAGATTGAACATGAAAGGTGTAAAACTTAGCATTTTTACCTCTTTGAAAACCAGTGATTAGCTCCACGCCACCTTTGGTGTTGATAGCCTTCTCTCGTTCAATCGGCGTCTGAGCGGTAACCTCTTTGGTGGTCATAAAATCCTTGACCTTGGCCAGAGCGGTGGTGTCCCAGGTTTGATTATCTTTAGATAGTTTGGACTGGCTGGCGATCAAGGCTTCAATATCCTTGGTCTGCCACCAGGAACGCATGAAAAGATAATTGGAGTCATCGTCAGACAATTTGCCGGGTTGGACAGAGATATCCCCCCAGTACGGCAAGCGCAGGTCGGTAGAGAAAGAGCCGCCATGTTCTACAAACGGGGCGTAGGTTGGGCAGTAACCGAAAGTCAGAAAACGCTCAATGACACTCCAACACTTCTGTAGCAGGGCATAACCCTCGTTGGCATGGGGGATAATTTTGTTGGTGTAAATAAAGGAAGCGACTATCGCCAACCAATCCTCCCTATCGCTGTGGACATTGCCGGTCGGCAATTGCTGGACGACCCGGTGTGGCGTTTTGCGGATAATTGAGGCGGTCGTACCATCGGTGGTCTTCGGGTACTCCTTGGGTATGGAAGCGTGGGGTTTGTTCCGGGCTATGCGCTCGTATTCAAAAAAGGTGTTTTGGGTCAGGGACTCAGTGTATTGTCGAGACGTTTTATAAATCTCCACGATGTTTTGGGGGGTTAGAAAGCTATACATTGTTTGTTTCCTAAGTTGATTTTATCACATCTCTACTTTGTCTTTTATTTCAACTTCTTCTGGGTGATACAAGTAAACCCGTTTTGCCCAAACCTTACCGTTCTTCTTACGCATGATTTTTAGATCAACTTTGGAAAACATTAAAACCCGACCAACTGGGAGTGCTTTGCCTTCTTCGGTTAATTCATCGGTTATGTCTAGCCAACTCATATGTCCAACCCCAATCTACGATTTACTTCTTTCATAGTACTCGTCCAATCCTGGTGATGCAAACCACGGTCGTCTACGAACAGGTCGGCGTTGGGCTTGACGGCTGTGATTTCATCGTAGTCGATATCGAAGTATTCCAACCAATCGGCTACCGCCTGCCGCCCCGAAGGATTGGCAGCTAGCAAGGTGAAGATAACTACCTTTACGCTCTCTTGGGTCAGGGCGTAAAGAGCGTCTACCGCCCCGGGTAGCGGCGGCCCGAAGCGCTTACCGCTAGGAGCATTCTTGGAGTCCTCCAAAGTATTATTAAAATCGATGGCGACTATCTTGCCCATATGCCTGTGATATGCCCCGAAACATACTCCTCGTCTTCGTCCTCTTGGGGCCGCAAACTCTCCATGCCGTAACGACCGGCATCGAGACAATCGGAAAAGTGGTGATCCGGAGTGTCTATAACTTTTCCGTCTTTGTCGGTTTTCCACATGTAATTACGATAGGCTTTGATTAAATTAGTACTGTGCTTGGTCATGCTGATACGTTGGTCTTGGACGTACTGAATGCCCTGGTTGACACTGCCTGGGCCTTTCTGAGCGCCAATGACCTGAACCCCGTACTCCAAAAGCTCGGCGATACTTTTCGGTTCGGCCGAGTCGGCTATCACAAGGGCGTTAGGCGTGGCGGAGTTCATGATATAGTCGGCTATTTTTCGGTTGGTCATATGGGAGCGACAAATCAACTCGTCCCAAATGTAACCGCCATTATAATAATATATGGCTATTAAAGCGGTCGGGTCATTGGCGTAGCCGAAGTCCAAACCGTAGCGTTCCAGACGAGCTTCATGGGGGATTTCATCGATAATCTTCCAATCGGAATATATCTTGCCCTCCACGTCCCCGAGCTGGCCTAACCCATAGACTTTCCACCAGTTAGCGTTATGCCTATGGGATTCCAGCTCGTCTATTTCACCCTGTCCTAAAGCTTCGTTGTCCAGATAGGTCAAAGTAATAAAGTCCAAATCCGTCGCTTTTCGGTTTGGTAGGACGTCAGTGTAGAACCAAAACTCGTTAGTCGGGTTCCAATCTAACCAGATTTCCTGTCGGGTTCGGAGAGCCAGTTGCTCATAGGACTCCATCGGGCAGTTGTTGGCTTCATTCATAAACAGGATGTCACGCCGCGGGCCACGAACTTTGTCCGGCGTATCAACCCCAAAGAATTCAATCTTGGATCGTGGCCCGAAGCTGTATATGAAGTCTGTCCGGTTCCAACTGGCTTCGCGAAAGTACTTATGGCCTTCCATTATATTTAAGAAGTCACGCATGGCTCCCCGCTTAAGGTGAGGTAAGGACTCGCTGACCACGCTAATCAGGAGATGCTCATCGGCATTGGCAGCCATCTGAGCCTTGTCTATCAGAATCAATAGGATAGAGATAGTCTTGGAAGCGGACGCCCCGCCGCCGACAGCCTTGACCCGCTTGTCTAACGCCAGAAGCTTACGTGTAGCTGTAGTGGCTTTAAAATCACCCATAGGTAGCTACTTGGTACGGATAGCTTGGAGGTAGCCATTGGCTAGACCAGCTATCTTTGGGTTGCTATCATTCAATGAATAAGTAGGTAAATCGCTAATAGTAGTCGAAGTATTATCATCTTTCTCGTTACCTTCGCCGTTTACCTCGGCTCCCTTGCCGGAGGCTTTTGGAGTTCTCTTCGCCATAGTGGGTTCCTTATTTTACAACCCTAGTATAACACCATTGTTAGTTAACGAAGTCGTTTGACGTCCCCGCTCAGGCACCGAGCATAGCTAAAATGACGTACACAAGAACAATAACCATCCGGTCATACAATCTCCTTTACTTTACCTGTCAGTTCATTAACCCACTGACTATTCAAATTATCAAACTTCCAATGCTTGCAGGGTTTGGCTTTCTGGCAGCAAGGGTAACCTGTTTCAGGATCAGGGGGACGAGCCTTATCTGGGGCATATATGTAGGTGTTTCTAGGCGGTATCGTGACTATCCCAGTTGTTAACCCATCATGAAGCCACTGAGCCTTATTTTCTATAGCCTCCCATAAAGGCAGGTCTTCTTCCCTAAAATAAACCGTCTTTTGTTTAAGCATTATTTATACTCTTTAAAATAAAGATTTAGCATTTGGTCTGCCATTGATTGATACCATTTATCAAATGCTTCGTTAAGCTGGCGGTCTTTAGCTATTGTTAACAGGTCATTAGGGTCAATAGTATACAGCCACCTCAGTACTAGCCAACGTTTAAAATTATTTAGCATGGTCTATCTTCATTCATAGGTTAAACGATTAATTCAGTTAAGAGACGTAAAAGTCCGTAGTTATCGGTCTGCACGGAATCAATCAGCGTACTCAGGTGGAATGGTGTCTCGGGGGTGCTGGCAGGGTCGAACGGTTCTCTATTGCTGACTACCGTCAACCGATTATCGAGTTGGCTTATCAACTCTTTTTGTTCAATAAGCAAACTAGCAAACCGTTCTAGTTCTGACTGCTTAGGGGGGGCTGCCGATTCAGTCCTTAAGTTTCTCGAATCTAACCTCGTTACTGTTTCTTCACTATCAGTCATATCTAACTCCTTATTTAATCCCTATTATTTAGTAGTGTACCTTACGCCTTGTACTTTGTAAAGCCCCCACGTGTATAGAAATATTTTTCAGGGGGGAGAAAGGCAGCTTCAGGCTAGGTTGGGATTAGGATGGGGAGATAGTATCTATGACCACTAAACCCCAGTCACCATAAAAGGTATAGCTCTTACCACCCTAAACTATATACACGCCTATATAAGAGCAGACAGTTGTTAATGATGATAAGCCGATCAGGGCGCTATGACTATGTATGTATGCTAACAGTAGTCAGTAGTATATACAATGATGGTATAATATGTTAACCTGTCACCCCTGTTAAGGATGCCAATATTGCGGCCTAGTACAACCCGTTGCTTGACTAGTCTGTCAAGTTATGGTGGCTACCCCTGATAGGTGTATGTCTAATAGTGTCATACAAGATACATTGTGCGACTAAGCAGTTAACCCTTATGTAGGTTGGTCTGTCTCTACTACTTTCCTAGCGCTCTCACCCCCTAAGATAGGCTGTACAATGTTCACTGTCACCCCTTGTCTATTATCCAACAACCCATTTATTCTAGCCAACGTTTCGTAGGCTTTCAATCTCGTATCATCTGGTGACCGACTATCATTAGCCCTAATAGCTAACTGTTGTACCCCTTGTTTGATATGTTCATCAGTCAAATTAAGCTTTTTAGTGTATTCTGTGATCCACAGGTTATTCACTGATGGGCTGGCTATTTGATTTGCATAATGTGTAGAGAAACCAGCTAGCAAGGCTGATTTATGGGCGTTACCAAATGTTTCACTCCTGGGGTCTAACCAGTGTTCCATGAACTTAGTATGTTTGGGTGTGTTCTGCCATTGGTTGGCTGTTAGCTGCTTCTTAGCAGTATGTTTAGGGGGCACTGTTTGTAATGGCCGTTCTTTGGGTTTTAACCCCTTGTAAGTTCTAGGCATAACTTTATTGTACTATAGCCCGTCTAGTTCATCGTCTAAGTGGCCACGTAAGTAATTACGATAGGCTAATAAATCACTGTCATTGGGGTAAGGCATTCGCCGACTGGGAAAGTTATACTCGTCTAACTGCTGCATGAGGTTAGGGCTATCGAAAATGTAGATACCCATCACTCCCTGGTCATTAACCCGCCAAACGTGGTCTATGAAGGCCCAGGCACCACAAAAATGGTAGAGGGTCGTATTATTATAATTCAGCACAACGTCTTCACCACCCCGGGTTCTTAAGTCAACCTCAATGGCGGGTGTTGTGCGTTCTATTTGCCAAGGGTCATCGGTTTCGGCCATGTCATCTAGTGTTTATTTTAAAGCCAACCATAACCATTACTATACACCTGCTTACATGTATAACCCACAACCAGCTTTTTAAAGCCATTTAAGCAGCCTCTAACGGTGTTGTGAGTTCCGGAGGCTCTTTATGGGCCCCTAGGCCTCAGTCTAACATGCGGCTGATGAGGGTACTAGCCTGGCCACGGGTTAGCTGTGTTAGGTCTGGGGGCGGTAGCTTGCGTTGCTCACACAAAACTATTATCAGGTTTTTCTGCTTGGTGGTAGCTGGGCCAACCCCGCCATCTGCTGGGTTGTAGATTGATCTGAGAGGTTTTAAGTTCCAAACTGGTACTTTAGTCACACTGTATCCTTAAATATGTTTTCTTCGGTTAGTATAGCATTAATGTTCGAGTGACCAGTGGTTGTTAAAGTCCTGCTTACTCTTGCCTATGAAGCTGCACTTCGAGCATTTAAATGGATGTGGCAGTACCATACTTATATTAAAGCACACCAAGCCCTTACTCATGCTAAGACTAGCGGCAGAGCGTAATAGTTATAAAGCTTTACGGTTTAAGGCGGTGAGACTGCTCCAGTGCATTGTACTGGCATACTCGACTATACAAGTAAGTAGTGTTACTAGAATAGTGGACTATACAAGAGCAATTTGACCTAGTTGACGTAGTAGGGCTATCGAGCCACTCACCGATTGGCAGACATCTGGCTGAACCAGACCTTGCGCGCACTGGGGTTTAAGAGCGGCTGCTATCAGAGCTAGGGTTATACACTGGAGTTACTCCATTCAGTCATTGCCCACGGTTTATTATACGAACCGAGAACGTAAGTTTGTAAAGGGCTGGCACTAAATGCTTGACAAAAGAAATAGAACCGCTAGTATATATAGTTATGAACTAGCAAGGGGGCCGCAAGGCCCTTTTCTATTTGTCTGAACTAGCAAATAGTGAACTGAACTATACTCTCCTGCTTTATTTAAAGCAAATAAAAAACACTCGCCAAGAGTTGGGCACCGGACGAGTGTTGACACTAGGTGAAAGCGACCTTTTTTAGGGGAAGTTGCCTAGTGCTGTATCTATTATCATACACTAATCTGGATGACTTCGCAATACTTGTGGGCATCGTGGTGATGCTTGTTACAAAACCATATAGCATCATAAGGATAGTTATAGTCTGCGTGGTGTCCTTCGAGGCGACCTGTAGCGCCGCAATACTCGCACTCGCCGGGCTTTTCGATTTCGCCTTTTGAAATAGCTGTGTTCAAAAGGCTGTGCACATGCCTGTTCCTTTGCTTTCTTTCATAATTCGCAATCCTAATAAGTGCCCCAACTGGGGTGAGGCTAGAAGCAGCTCGCCCAGTTTTTATTCGTACGCTGTGTACCTTTATTCTCTTCGATGATTTGCGATCTTTAATCCGTATCTTCCTAGGCTTAAGTGACCGCTTGTAAATCTGCTGTATCCTTTGTTTCGATAGCCCATATTCATCAGCAATACTCTGATATGTGCGGCCACTCTCGTACGCAGCTTTTATTATCGCCAGCCTGTTAAAATCCATATGGTTACATTTTATCACAAAAAAGTATTGACTTGCTCCAGCATTAGGCGTACTATAGGGGTAGGTCAATGAAAGCGACCACTTAACAAATCAGACAGGCAAGTCACCAGTTATAAGCACTCTGGTAGACAACAAACAGCTCAGGGCTTGCCTCACCTGATTTACTAACAAAAAGGATAAAAACAAATGCACTTACTACTAATTGATATGGTAGTGTTCACCGCTTGCGGTATCGTTATCGGCAAATACTTAAGCAACTAAGGAGCTAAACGCTATGACACATTTAATTGTCGGTATTGTGCTCGGGCTAGGCGAAGGCTGGGTATTAACATCCTGGTATCATGATAAGCAAGGGCTTAAAATAGCAGTTAAACGAGGTAAAAAATAATGTTAGCAATCGACAACGTTAAGGCACCAGCTAAAACTGAACAGGAACATTGGCAACGCTGGCTGAACCGCCTGCAATCCGAACTACAGTCACAACTGG